TCACGCCACGTCAGACCGGATGAGTCGACCTTTGTTGTCACGGGGCAGATTCAGATGCGACATTGGACGGCGTGTTGGTCGTGACATTTCCCTGACCTGCCACTCATTGACTTTGGTTTTAAGCCATTTGTTGGAGCCACCCATATATGAACAGTCAGGCTCCGGGAATGGGTTGTTGTCGCTTGGTCGCTTACGGTAACGCTCCAGCGTCCTGGAAGAAATCCTGAGCTGGCAGCAAATTTCGCGGGTGTTCATCAATTCAAAGTCTCTAATTTTTTTGCTCATCGTTTTCTCCAGTGGCCCCGCAGCGGGCCATCGCTAATATTCAGTTTGCCTGTGCTGGCAGATTTCTAAGTTTCCGGACGCCGATCATTGCGGTGGCTACGTAGCTGGTGGCCCGGTTAACTACTTCGACAGGAACCTTTACGCCATCCACTACAACGGTGTAATTGGTAACGTGCTTTTGTCTGCCGTAATCGCCGAACTTCTCATGATGCGCAGCCAGTGCAACATCACATGCGCGACGGCCCAATGGCGATTGCTTACTGCGATTTATAAGGCGCATAAAACCTCCTCAGGCGGGAGGGCGTAACCCCTCCCGATGCAATTAGCCGATGTATTCCGGTTTCATATCGTCCAGGGTGACGCGGTACTTATCGTGCAGTTCGTCGCCAAGATGACGTTTAGCAGCGCCAAGCGTACTTTCAGCTTTAGCAAACATCTCTGCGGCTTCCGGTTCGCCAGGGTTTGGAATTGAGTTGATCACTGCCTCGACTTTGTTCTGTGCATCGACCTGGTAATAGCGCTTCACTGCTTTGTTTTTTAATTCGGTGAACAGCGCAGTACCCAGCAACGCTTTCTGTGATTCGATATCCGCACGGATTGCTTTTGCCTGATCAACGGAACTTGCTGTATCAATGCGTTCGCGAAGATCGTCGGCAACAGCATCAACGTTAGCTGCCGACTCCTGCGCACTGGTCCTGGTGCTAACCTCGCTGGTGATTTCCTGTACGCTCATGCGCTGGACTGGAGCAGGGTTAATCTCGCGTTCTTCTCGTTGCTCAACCTCATCAGGGCTGTACACGCCGAGGATCACTTCCGGGCAGTACAGGCGAGCCCAATATTTAACGCCCAGATAGGCAATTTGCTGTTTAGGGTTTGAAACCCATAGCGGAGAATTGCGGGTAACAACGCCGGAGAGGTAAAGAGGTTCTCCCCAGGTGATTTCAGATTCACCTCGCAGAATGGCACCAACCTGAACGAACAGGCCGATCTCGTCCTCATCCGTCCAGCCACGAACGCGCTCAGTGACGGTGTACTTCCCATTTTTACCGTTTTTATCGCGTGTGATTTCCTGTGTCCTGGTGCAGCGCTCCCAGTCACCCCCATAGCGGTAATGAAAACGGCCATGAATGGCACTGGAGCTTGCGATTACTGCGTTGACCAGTTGTGCCTCGTAACCAAGAACACCGTTAACCAGGTGTGTTTTCTGAGCCACAGCGTAAGGGTTCATGCCCCATTGCATAGCCTGCATGACGATAGCCATACAGTCGGCTGGTTTCCCTGCAAGGTGTGCCGGTACCGTCACCTGTGAGTCTGCCATCAGGTTAGCGAAAGCTGTTAACTGACCCAGTGCCTGAACGTTAAAAATTGCGTTACTGGCAGAAATGGTGTTTGGTGCCTGCTGCTCAGTGGTAACAATATTTGTGTTTTCCATGATTTTCCCCTTATGCCTGTACGCGCAACGCTTCAAGGCGGCGCACATCAAAATCGTTCAGTTCGTCGGTGTAGTCTTCTGTGATAGGCGCTGGCCATTCACCAGTGTCGAAGCCGTTTGCTATCGCTCGCATTGTTTTGCGGTATTCCAGCATGCCAAGTTCCAGCAACTCGGTAGACGCCTCAATGATGGCGACCCAGTGGTAGTTCTCGTCTTTGTTGACGAAAATCCAGAAAAACTGGTCCAGCGCCGCAGTTTCGCAGTACATGGCCGCGCTCAGGTGATAGTCCCGATCGATGATTTCCCGGTGCAACTTCGCACGCAGGCCTTCCTGCTTGATGTTCCACATGCTGATAGTTTTCAGGTCGGCGCCAATGCGCAGGCCGCCCATATCGAGCTCAAGGTCAGGGCGTACCCGAACTTCCAACCCGGTTTCCTCATCAATCCCAAAATAGCTAACCTCGACAGCGCGGCTTGGGTGAGTCAGCAATTTGCCGGCGGTCGGGTGCTCCAGCAGGGCTTTCTGAATGTTCAGCGCGGTGCTGAGCTGTTGGCGGGTGACCAGCACTTTCCCTTCGGTGTTCTCCCGCCACGCATCCAGCAATTCGTCGGCGAATACCGCTGCCGGGTTGACTGATTTCACGGCCTGAATCAGATCGGCCTTCGTGCCAGAGACTTTCAACGGCGACGATTTTTGCGCTTCCTGAGCGACCAGGTCAGGGTTGATTATTGCCAGTTGCTCCAGCAGCGCGTCACGGCTGCCGCTGGTTTTAACCGGCGCGGGCAGGGTGGCGTTGTACTCTTTGATGCAGGCTTTCATCGCCGTGGCTGTATGTTTGGTGCCGTTTTCAATGCGCTGGAATTCTTCGGGAAGCTGCTCATACGATGCATAGGTTTCATCTACCGAAGCTCCAAGCGGCATCTGCGACGGCAGGGTGGCGTTGTACTCTTCCAGCAGCGCTTTGATATCGTCAGCACTCAGCAGCGCTGGCAGGCTGGCGTTGTGCGCGTCGATGAACTCGCGCAGGGTGGCGGTGGTGGTGAAAGCACCCTCAGGGATCTCCGGCTCTACGCTGAACTCCGCTTCGAGGTTTTCCGGCTGTAGAGCCAGAACATGTACCAGGTTGCCCATATCAAGCACTGGAGAGCGCTCTTTGACGATAGTCTTCTCTACGTGACGCGCGTTAAAGTACATCAGCGACACGCGAGCATCTTTCACCTGAGTTGAGCTGATCCCGTTGGCGGCGTGGTAAACCTCGTTTGGTACACCTTCATAGCGGCCCGGCTCGAAGTATTCCGGCCAGGCTGCTTCTGGCTCTTCTTGTTGCGATTCCGGTACGTTTTGTTGCGCCTCAGGTTCAGATTGGCTCACAGAATCGTTGTTCTGGTGCGTCTCAGCCTGATTCTGGTTCTCTACGGTAACTGCTTCTTTACCAGTACCCAGATCGCCTTCGCCTGCCTGCACCGCATCACCAGCCTGTTTTTCATCACTGTCAGCTTTTTGAACCTGCACATTGCTGGTGGTCTCCGGATTCGTTTCTGTGCCATGAGTTGATGAGTTCTGCATTAAAGCGGACACGTCGAAAATACCGTTGCCAACATTTTTAACCAGTTCAGGTTCGGTGGTCGGCTGGCTTGTCCCGGTCTTCACCCATTTTGGGTCGTTCGGGTCGCTGATGCCTTCCACATATTCACCGCGCGCGGCGGCAAGCTGTCGGTTGGCTTCTTCTACCGCGTCTTTTTCCGGAGTGTGTCGGGCAGCCGTGAGAGCTTCCTCGGTGGGGTTCTCGTGATCAGTCTCCGTTAAGTTGGCGTTGATATACCCCTGAAGGCGTCCGGGGTAGTGATAAAACTCAGGGTGTGCGCTTCGGATCAGCGCGAAAATAGCGGCGCGGGAATAATCCAGGATACCGGGCGTTGCGCGAAGTGCTGCGGACCATTCTTTGAACGGACTTTCCTTTTTCTTTACGATTTCTTTTGCGCGACGGTAAACGCTGCCAGGTAGCTCATAGATATTAAAGTCCATAGGCAAAGTGGCCATTGCAATCTCTACGTCCAGAGTATCGAGAGTGTGTTCGTAATCAGGGTTACGGTCAGTCTTATTGCCACCGCCAGCGTTGGCGCCGCTTTCAGTGCGTTGAATAGCCGATACACGGTTGCCTTTCGCCCACTCCTTAACGAGCAAACCGCGATCGATATGCTCCGTCTCGAACCATGTTTTAAGGAACTGGATAACAGTCGCCAGTTCAGGAGTTTTTCCATCGACAGGGAATACTTTTTTAACGGCATTCACTATTTTGTGAATGTCATGCTCAATGGCTTTCTTGAACGCTTCAACATTCTCGGCGGCAAGCAGCAGGTTCTGGACATATGAATTATCGGTGTCCATTTCGAGACGCAGAATTTCTTTTTTCTGGGAGGCGTCGACGTGATAAAGATACTCACCTTCACCTATGTACTGAGCAAGAACGCGGTGACGGAGAGGCATAGTTGCGACAACAGTCAGCTCGGGGGCTGGGGCTGTTGCCTGGTCAGGGCTGTTGCTTTCGTTACCAAAATATTCGGTGTGGTCTTCCAGCACTTCGCCTGTTTCGGTATCAACACCATCGACGATATGCTGGCGCGCCGCGGCGGCGGCTTCAGATGATGGCAGGGTGACGCCGGGGATTTGCGTCCAGGTCATATTGTCTTTAGCGAGTTGATAGTAATCGCAGAAAGTGAGGCTCAGTTCGCCTTCCGGCGGCAGCTCGTTAACGACAGGGAAATTAGTAGCGACAGCTTTGAAATAATCTTTCAGCTTCGCACCGGATTTAATCAGAAGATAATCCAGTGTTGCATTTGCCGCTTCAAAATCATCACTGCACCAGAGTACAGCGTCTTTCTGGCCTGATGATTTCTTTGCTTTGCGGACTAAAAATACAGGATTAGTTCCACTCATTGTTTTGTCCTCAATTCGTGTAGAATGGAGGTGCCTTAACAGCACCCCGATATATCTGGTTGTTAGGTCCGGTTCGCTTTGGTCGGTTGGACCGGACAGGGCACGCCCGCTTCGGTGGGCGTTTTCTTAATGGATGGTTTGATAAAATTTTTCTGAGTAATCAAGCTTGTAACTTCGGTAATTACCAAACCCTGCTTGTTCTCCATCACTTACCTTGACTGTGAGCAGCGAAATGGCTTCTACAGCACAATGAGGACAGTCGAACTTTCCGAGTACATATCCACCGTCGAGAATCACAGTAGTTTCGCCAGTTGAATTTGAGTGAATAACGCCTGAGACTTTCTTTTCGCAATTGAATAAAGCAATGCTCTTATTAACTGCTTTCAGGTTCATTTCGATTTTTACGATTTCCATAATTTCTCCAGTCTTAAATTCAGGGTGTATGAAGCCACGCCAAATTAATGGCGAATTTTTCATTTCATATTTCGGATCTACTATTTAACTATCGTGCGCCATCTGGTCGTATTCAGCGCACTGCCTGGAACAATATTCCTTTTCTTTGCGCGCCAGTTGCGAGCCGTTGCGATAGAGAAGGGTGTTTTTTACTTCTTTGCCTTCATCAATGGATTTGCGGCAGTAACCGCATTGTTTAAGCATCCGGATCTCCTTTCTGCGCCAGCAGGTAGCAGAGGCGGCGGATTAAAACCTCAATCCGGTTGAGCGGGACGGCCTGCTGTCGAGCTGGTTTACGTGCGAAATCAATCATTCTCACCCTCGTTTGCCTTATCGCCGGCCAGCGGAACGTTTTACACCTGACAACGATGCGCTTGTTGTCGATGAAAGAAAGGTTACAAGTAAAACTAGAAGATGTAAAGGGTGATTTATAGTTTTTCTTTAAGATTAGGGCGTGAGATTTAAAAAGTTGAGATAAGGTTATGTAGATGCCAGAATTAATTCACTGATTTGTAGATGTTTAAGAGTGGGATTTTTGTACAAGCCCAACAGCGTGCACCATTAGACTGAGTTTATCTGTATCGCTTAGTTTATTAAAAATGGACAGAAGCGCTTGCTCTTGCTTACTCAGTGGCGTGTATTGAATATTGGCTGTATCATCTGGCGGGCGACAGCCAGTGTGCTCATCGGTGAAAAACCAATGTGTAGGCTTGCCAGTGATTATCGACAGTCTGGTTAGGCGATCTCCAGTAGCTAAACACTGTCCATTTACCCACTTTCTTACTGCAGTGTGAGAAAGCTTAAGCTGTCGAGCTAAGTCGGATTTATTCCATCCATTCTCGCTCATAACTTCCTGAACTTTTATAGAAAAAATCTCTAATAATTCTTTGGACATGAAGTTCATATCCTTACTTATTTATGTATATCTTTTATGATGTTAGCTACATCTCCCTTCAGTAGATCCAACTCTGAAAGTATTGTTTTGGCATGTACGATCAAACGATTTTTTTCGGCCTCTGGCATCTGATTAAAAAGTGAAAGAAGTGCTTTTTCCTTATCATCTAACTGATGAAGTTGAGAATGTTCTTTCAACTCTTGCTCAGATGGCTCATTGCCCTCTGGAAGGAAAAACCAATGAGTAGGCTTTCCAGTCACGGCAGCAAGGCGTTTAAGCCTATCCCCTCTTGCAGTTGTCACTCCTTTTGACCATTGCTGTGTTGCCTGTGGGGAAACCATAACTCTCCTGGCCAGCTCCGATAGGTTCCAGCCTGTTTCCTGTAGGATGACCTGCATCCGATAAGCAAAATTTTTATTTTCTTCTTTCATACCATCTATTTTACAAACCAATCTTGTAGGCAGCACTTCAAGTCTTTATCAAGAAAAACTAGTAATGCTTTAAGTTTTTGGATATAGTTTTCCTTGAAGAAAACAAGGAGCACTCATGAACCAAGATTTAAAGCGTCAGATCTGTTTGCTTAAGAACCAAACGGAGATAGCAGAAGCACTTGAAACCAAGCCACAAACGGTAAGCCTATGGCTAAAGAGCCGGGTTCCTTCTCACCGTGTAATTCCGCTGTGCAAATTCCTAAATTGGGAAATTACCCCCCATGACATACGTAGTGACATTTACCCAAACCCAACCGATGGCTTACCAAGCCAAGAGGCATCAGCCAAATAACCATAGAGGATATTTACCCATGGAGAACGCAATTGCACGAAAGTTAGACCCACCAGAAATCAACCCGGTTGAGATAGAGAGTGTCCTGCTCAACCGGCTTGCATCAGTAGGGCAGAAATCATACGCCGAGCATATGGGCATCAGCGAGTCGACAGTCAGCAGGCGTAAAGCTGAGGGATATTTCTGCAACATGGCGAAAGAGCTGGCTTTTCTTGGGATTCAGGCCGCGCCACCGGAGGCGGTACTGGTATCCAGAAACTATCTCACAGCTGTAGAGATTCTCGCTGATGCCGGGCTAAAGGCTGAACGAGCCAGGCCGGATGCGCTGGGGTGGGACTGAAAATGGCAGCAACCAAAAAGGCGAAAGCCGCGGTGCGCGAACACCAACGGCTTTCTGGTGGAATTAACTGGATCAATTCACAGGAGTAATTATGGCAAACACTGCCGAAGTAATCAATTTTCCTGTGCCTGACGTGGCACCTAAGGAGCCGCGCGTGGCAGATCTCGATGATGGCTATACGCGCCTGGCAAATGAACTTCTGGATGCCGTGATGTGTTCTGGTTTGCCGGAGACTGAGCTGTGCATCCTGATGGCCGTATGGCGCAAAACGTATGGATACAACAAGAAAATGGACTGGATCAGCAACGAGCAGTTAGAGGAGATGATTCAGAAGCATCATACCCATTGCTCGACAGCAAAAAACAGTCTGATCAGGAAGAAGGTACTGATTCAGGAAGGCCGCAGGGTTGGTATGAATATCCATATTTCCGAGTGGCAAACTAAAAATAACGGATTCTGCAAAACATTAGCTAAACCTGCTAAGAAAACCTTAGCGGAAGTTGCTAACGCACCTAAGCAGAAGTTGCTAACCACAAAAGACAAACTAACAAAAGACAATATTAAAAGATCTACGTCCGAGAATTCTGACGAATCCTCTGACGACCGTCTGAAGAGGTTGTTATCCGCTCATCCGGAAGCCGCAATTTACACCCCCAGTGGGGCTAAATGGGCAACCGCTGAAGACCAGCAATGTGCAGAGTGGATTTTCGCTCTTGCCGACAAAGTAAAACCCATCACGAAAAAACCACGCATTGTCGCCTGGGCTAACGACGTGCGACTGATGCGTGAGCTTGACGGGCATACTCATCGCGAAATCTGCGAGATGTTTCTCTGGGCCAGCAAAGATGCATTCTGGTATATCAACATCCGATCGCCGGCAAAGCTCCGCGCCAAGTGGGACACACTAGCCCTTCATCGCGAAGACACAACTCGCAAGCCACGCGCAGATTTCAGCGCAAGAAAATCCGAAACTGGCCCGCACTGGAACAGTGCTGAAGCATGGGAGAAATTTATATGACCCCGGATCTTTATCGTGCAATTCAGAATCGCGACGGCGAAATGCTGGCGCGCATGGCTGGCGATTCTTACGAGGGCCGTAAGGTTGTTAACGCTGATGCTGAAAAGCTGGTGGATATGCTTTTTGAAAACCTCATGCAGGTATTTCCGGCATCCACTCAGACGAACCTCCGTACTGGCGATGATATTCGCGTTGCAAAGCAGCAATGGATCGCCGCCTTCGCAGAGTCAGGCATCACATCCCGTGAACAACTTTCAGCCGGTATGCAAAAAGCCCGCTCCAGCCAGTCTCCGTTCTGGCCGTCGCCAGGTCAGTTTATTTCGTGGTGCCGTGAGGGGAATGGAGCACTAGGGGTCAGTGTTGACGACATCATGGGCGAATACTGGCGTTGGCGGAAGCTTGTTTTTCGTTATCCGACCAGTGAGCAGTTCCCATGGAGAGATAAAAATCCGCTGTATTACCACGTCTGCCTGGAGTTGCGCCGCCGTGGAACTGAGGGGCAATTAAGTGAAAAGGAACTTATCCGGGCCGCTGGCGACATCCTGCATGACTGGGAGAAGCGAGCTCTTGCAGGTAAACCCATACCGCCTGTTCGTCGCGCTTTATCCGCGCCGTCGCGGGATCGCGGTCCAACGCCAGCCGAGATGTTAATGGCGAAATACAAACAACGCAAAGACGCCGGTCTGATTTAACAGGAGCAACCAAATGAGCATTCTCACCATTCTAGATGTCGGTCTCGCCTTAATGGGGTGGCTGTTCATCATGTTCAGAGCGGGTCAGTGGTTTATCTCCGTTGCGCTAAAGCAATGGGATAGGCGCAGAAAGCAATCTCGTCGGCAAAAAGCAGTAAACGAATTTTACGATGCGTTTGACCTGTCCAGCATAGAACCCGGAACGACGGTTCGCCTGGCGACTAAAGGCGATCTGACAATCATGATGTTTCGCCAGGAGGCAGCCCAGTGAAAGAGCGCGGAATGATTTTTAATGCCGAGATGGTGAACGCGATTTTATCCGGTCGCAAGACGCAGACGCGGCGTCCTATCAAATGGAAACAGACGCGGTTCACTGAAATTGCCGAACGTGATGATGGTTCGCTGTGGCCGTGGGCGGAGGATTGTGAACGCGGCGGTGATATCTGGTTTACGTGTCCATTTGGCGAGGTCGGCGATCGCATCTGGGTGCGCGAAACGTTCCGTGTGCATAGCCGGGCAACGGATGTCGCCACGCTGGTCTACCGGGCCAGTGTCCGAAACTCCTGGACTGAGCAAACTCATCGCGTTCCAGTTGCGGTTTGCAATAAACCGGCCACACCAGAGAAGTGGACGCCGTCTATTCATATGCCGCGCTGGTCCAGCCGTATCACGCTGGAAATCACCGATGTGCGCGTTGAGCGCCTTAACTCAATTACTGAATCCGACGCCGAAGCAGAGGGAGTAACTGATACAGGGTTTGGTGATTTGCTCGTTGATGGTTTCCGATATCTGTGGAAATCCATCTACGGCGACGACAGTTGGCAGGCTAACCCGTGGGTGTGGGTGATTGAATTTAAACGTGTTGAAGGCGGTGCAGCATGAACATCGACAAACAGGCGCTGCGTGAAGTGGCGGAGAAAGCGACAAAAGGCCCCTGGATGTTATTTTCTGATATCGATACTAAAACTTTTTCTATCCACACCCCGCGAGATAAGCGCTGTGAAAACGTTATTAAGTGGGGTGGGTTTGATTGTCAGCCGAATGCTGAGGCCAACGCTGAATTTATTGCTGCATTTAACCCGAAAGTCGCGCTGGCGCTGCTGGATGAATTGGACAGTGCAAACGGCTACGCCAGCGCATACGAGGCTGAAAAGTGGCATTACCACGGACTGGCAGAGTCTGAGGGTGAGCGAGCAGATCGGGCAGAAAAGCAAGTGGAAGAATTAACGATGTGGATTAAGCGCCTGGCCTACTCGCTTAGAAACACCAGACCAGACAGCAAGTTACATATCGATGCAATGGACTATTTGAGCAGCAAAGGGTTAATCAGTGTGGAGGATGTATTGAGATGACCACTATTACCAAAGAATGGCTACAGCAAACCATCGCTGAATTTGAGAACACTCGCGATGATATTCCGTTTGGACTGAGCGATGACGACGCCAAAATTCTTATTGTGCTGAAGCGTGCGCTGGTATCACTGGAACGCGAACGTATTCGCCGTGAGCACGCCGAATGGTCTGATGCCACATTCGGCAATGTCGGTCCAGTTGGCCCACTGAAGCACCTCTCAAAAGAAGCATTAGAGGCCGCTGCCGACCCATCAGACCCGCTTGAGTGGGCTGATATGCAGTTCCTGCTATGGGATGCTCAACGCCGCATGGGCATTTCTGACGAATTCATTACGAGGGCGATGATAGAAAAGTTGGAGATAAACAAGTCCCGCCAGTGGCCGGAGCCGAAAGACGGCGAGCCGCGGCTACATATCAAAGAACAGCCAGCGCCGGTAGTTCCTCCTGCCATTGAACCTGATTACGAAGTGATTAAGGGCATTTTACCAACGACTAACCCTGATGAATATGCGTGCTGCATTGCTGCTGACATGTGGAACGCCTGCCGCGCCGCCATGCTCAACGGAGGTAAATCGTGAAAGAGAATCAAATAACAGCATCAATGGCGAAAGATATTGCCTTTAAGCTTGGCGCAGTCCTGAACGACGAAGAAGCAGAAATTTTTGCCGATGGCTATAACGCCGCCCTGCTTAAAGTTAACAAAAACGCGTCAACTGAATTACCAAATTACGCTAATTTATCAACCAGTTCTCAGGCTGCACCTGATGACAGCGTCCTGCTTCCATGCCCATTCTGCGGATCACCGGCTGAACACTACCCTGATGGTGATATGGAAGGTTACATCATCATGTGCGGTAACAAAAATGGAGACTGTAACCTCCAGGCATTTGGGTTCACCACTCCGGAGGAGGCAGAGAAGGCGTGGAACACTCGCGCTGCCCTGCTTCAGGGTGGCCAACCTGTAAGCCAAACTTACGAGTTGCCACAAACGCAGTTTGAACAGGTTGCTGACCTCTACGAAATGCAATTTGATGATGGGCGCACCTGCGCATTCCACACAGATGGTGCAAAAGCTGCTCAGTGGTTGCTCGCATGCGATGGTAATAAGGTGCAGGAGTACGTCAGGATTGAGCGCTATCAGGAGGCTGTAATTGGCAACTCTCCGGTGATTCCGGATGGTTGGATAAACTGTAGTGAGCGAATGCCGGCTCAAGATGATTGGGTTTTAATTTATTCAAAGTACGGCGAGTATTTGGCAGGTCAGGTGCAAGGGAAATACGTGGAGTTGAACGATGGCACTCTTTCGTGGTTAGGGGCTGCCTTGCACTGGATGCCGCTGCCAGCAGCACTGCAGCAGGAGTAATTGACACAACAAGATATCCGGGGCTATATTCCCAGTACGCCAGCAAAATCTGGCGTCGGGATTGGCGTCCCGGAATTTCACCGCGACAGAGACACGCCGCGAGCGTGTTTTTTATTGTCGTTTGTATACGCGCATCTGAATTATGGTGGGGCGTATGGGGGAGCCGAAAGGCTCGCCGGTCGGTGATCCGGTTACGCCAACCCTGTACGTCTCACCACCCAATCCGATTGGCGTCGGCGGTGGTGATAAACAAAACAATCACCGGAGGGCGTCATTATGACCACTCAAATCTCTGTCGAAACTCTTTCCCCGATTACCCATAACCAAATTCCCGTTATTACTACCGAACTTTTGGCGCACTTATACGGCACAAAAATCAAAAACATTTCTGATAACTTTCTGAACAACACCACGCGATTCGTTGTAGGAAAGCATTTTTTTAAAATTGAAAAAAACGAATTACGCGAGTTCAAGAACAGACCCGAAACAATCGGGTTAGTTGGTAAAAATGCCCGTTCCCTAATCCTCTGGACAGAACGCGGCGCTGCCCGCCACGCCAAGATGCTCGAAACAGATCAGGCATGGGAGGTGTTCGAAAAACTGGAGGATTGCTATTTCAGTCAGAAGCAACAAACTCCAACTCGCCAGGCATCCCCGACCATCGATATGATGAACATCGATCTTCTCATTCAGATCCGCGATGGTAACGTCAAAGACATTCGGCAGGTTGGCTCTGATATGTTTGTCGGTAAGGTAGACCAGATTCTGAGCGGCTTGCGTGAAAGCGGCTGGATCGTTATCAAGCGTGAATTGCTGGCCGAAAAATTGGCTACATGGTGATAGTGCATGTTCCAATATAACCCGCCCCATTGCTGAGGAATCCTCAGCGCTGCGGCGGGTTTTTTCGCCTAAAATCTGATATGAAACAACACGCTAGCTTTTGCAAAAAGTGCTATTCACCTCTTGAATATTCTTTCTAACAGGTATACTGTGTTTATATACAGTAGTTAAATGTAGAGGGAATTATGAGAATTGAACTTGTTATCAGCCGGACAAAACAGCTTCCGGAAGGTGCCGTTCCTGCACTTGAAAAAGAATTAATTACCCGTCTCCAGAATCAGTATGAAAACTGCAACTTAACCATCCGTCGAGGCAGTCAGGATGGTCTGAGTATCGTCGGTGCTGCTGATGGCGATAAAAAACGTATACAGAGCATTCTGCAGGAAACGTGGGAAAGCGCTGACGACTGGTTTTATTAACATTGCGCTTAATGCTGGCGCGCATTTTTCAGAATACCGCAATTTGCGTATCCCTTTGATGCTGCTGCCGACAATTTTTAACCGCGTCCGTGTGTCGCTCAGGGGGGTACGTGGCAGAGGGAGTCCTATCAGATCTTGCTGATAATTTGCGGGTGACTATAACTGATGCAAAGGGAATAGAACTTTTGTCTTTTAGACTTGCATCAGGTGATCGCTATATCCTATCAACCCAAAACGGTTCTGTAACAAACCGAAAGCTATCGAGAGATGATTTGTACTGGTCTAAGGATACCATTATGGAAGTTGTCAGAGAGATGGGTTCTAATAATTGACTTAACAATCAGCACGCAATCATAATTATCGCACTGGCCTGAACAACCAGTAACCTGACAATTATGCGCCACGGAGAACACCATGGCGCACGAATTACAACTCATCAAGCAGTCATCTGGAATTCTGATCCCCGCTACGCCGGAGACCAGCGAAATTCTGCAATCAAAAATTAAACTCGGTGCCGTGCTGGTGGCTGAGTTCCGTCAGGTTAGGAATCCTGCATTCCATCGCCGCTTTTTCGCGTTGCTTAATCTTGGGTTTGAATACTGGGAACCCACCGGCGGTGCCATTTCTGCCAATGAGCGCAAACTGGTAAACGGTTATGCAAAGTTTCTCGCTGCATATGGCGGGAATGAAAGCGCATTACTGGATGCGGCTGAACAGTATCTGGAACAGATTGCAAACCGCCGGGTAACAAACGGGATTAGCCTGTGTAAATCATTCGATGCCTACCGCGCATGGGTGACGGTTGAGGCTGGTCACTATGACGCCATCCAGCTACCGGACGGCACCCTTCGCAAACATCCCCGCAGCATCGCTTTTTCCAGCATGGATGAGGTCGAATTTCAGCAGTTGTATAAATCCGCGCTTGATGTGCTCTGGCGGTGGATTTTATCACGTACATTTCGTACTCAGCGCGAGGCCGAGAACGCCGCCGCCCAGCTCATGAGCTTTGCGGGGTGATGGCGATGAAATACTCCTGGTTCCATCATCACGACTGCACAACCGAGCAGGCCGACACGCTGGTATCGGATTATCAGAAGCGGGGCGTAAGGACAGAAAAGAGCCTGAACCCTGACTTCATTACCTGGACTGTCAGCGCGAAATTACCTGAATATGCACACCGGGTGCGGACGCCAAAATCCTTACGCCAAAAGGTCTGGGGGTGAACATGGCTAAATTACCGCGCCGTAAGTGCAAAGTTTGCCGGGAATGGTTTCATCCTGCTTACAGCAACGTTGTCTGGTGCTGTCCTGAACATGGCGCTATCTACGCTCTGGAACTGCGTGCCAAAGAAAAGATTAAAGCCGTAGCCAGGCGTATCAGGGAGAAACACCAGGCGGATAAAGCCGAACGCCAGCGCCGACAGGCTAAGCGTGAGTCGTTCAAAACTAAATCTCAGTGGGATAAAGAGGCGCAGGCCGCCTTTAACCGTTACATCAGGATACGGGATGAAGGTAAACCCTGCATTAGCTGCGATGCGCCGCTGGTTGGTAAAAGCAATTTCCTGACCGGAAGCGCCATCGATGCAAGCCATTACCGCTCGCGCGGTGCCGCCTCACATCTCAAATTCAACGTATTCAACGTTCATTCGGCCTGCACGCGCTGCAACCGGCAGTTAAGCGGTAATGCGGTCGAATACCGAATACGCCTCATCAGGCGTATAGGCCTGGAAAGGGTGGAGCGTCTTGAATCAGATAATGCGCCACGCCGTTTCGATATCCCGTACCTGAAGCGCATCAAATCCATATTCACCCGCAAGGCCCGGGCGCTGGAGAAGCGCCGCGCACGTCGACAGGAACATGCGGCATGAAACCAGAACTGATCGAGATACTCCGCATGCGCTGGCAGCGCCTCCGCATTTACCGCCGTCCGGGGGCGGTGTTGGTTGACTACCGCATCCTGCGCAATTTTGTTCGTATTTATCAGTTCACAGGATTTACTCAATGAACACTCAATACCTCCAGTATGTACGTGAGCAGCTAATGGTAGCGACAGCCGATTTAAGCGGGGAGACTAAAGGGCAGCTTTTGGCCTGGCTGGAGAACGCGCAATTCGACACGAAAAACTATCCCCGAAAAAAACAGCGTATCTGGGACGAGGAAACAGAAAGCTGGATAACGTTAAATAACCCGCCAATCCCCGGCAAGCAGTCGCTGGCGAAAGGAAGTGCTATCCCGCTGGTGAAGCCTGTGGAATATTCCACTGCCTCATGGCGCCGGGCAGTTCTTTCACTCGATGAACACTACAAGGCGTGGTTGTTGTGGAATTACAGTGAGAATACCTGCTGGGAACATCAGGTCGAAATAACACAATGGGCTTGGGGGCAATTCAGCCAGCAACTGGAGGGTAAGCGGGTAGCTAAAAAGACTATTGACCGCCTGCGCCAGCTTATCTGGCTTGCAGCGCAGGATGTGAAATCGGAATTAGCTGGCCGTGATGTCTATCAGTATGGTGATCTCGCTGCGCTGGTGGGCGTTAACAAAACAAACTGGTCTCAAAATTACGTGGAGCATTACGAGGCAATGACCAGATTGTATAAGAGATTAGACTCCCAAGCGCTACATCACGTTGTACAATCACGTTCACAGCAAAAAGCAGCAAATTATCAGCAATGTATTGCGTAAATGAACTAATTAGCATATATTTTATGTAAATCTGATATCGTCGCCATAGCTTCAATCGTCGACCAAACAAATCCAAGCCTCGCATCGTGCGGGGCTTTTCTGTTTGTGCCGTCCGGAATAATCCCTCTGAGTTTTGTCGTTAATCCACCGGGCGGCCTTCTTACTTCACACTGCGCCATCCGAGCTATCGGTGGTGGGGCTATGACTGGAAAGAGCAGCCTGTACAACAGGATTTGAGTTGTGGCTTCTTGCACCGCGGCATTTTCTGCTTCGCCCTATACTATTTGCTTAGTCTTGCGGAGGTGTGAATGAAAGAAGGGTATTACTGGATTCAGCATAACGGTGTTGTTCAGGTGGCATACTATACGAATGACACAGTTGACGATCTGGAATCAGGACAGCTTATTGTTGGTGTCTGGCATCTGACCAGAGGTGATGATATCTGCCATAACGGTGAAGCAGAAGTACTGTTGGGGCCGTTACAATCACCAGTTTAAATGATTTAAACCTTATCAGGGCTGCCATCAGGTAGCCTTTTTTATTTCCCCTCGTAACTGAGAGGACCCACACAACCAGAGGGGGATGAATGTCCGAACCTGTATCCAGTGCGACAGTGTTGGCTGGTGGATTAATGGGGGCCAGTGTATTCGGTCTGGCAACCGGAACCGATTATGGTGTGGTATTCGGTGCTTTTGCCGGCGCGGTGTTTTATGTCGCCACGGCAACCAACATCGGACGCATCAGGCTGGTCGCTTATTTTATTACATCATTTATTGTGGGAGTGCTTGGCGCCGGGCTGATAGGTACTAAGCTTGCGGCAATAACGCATTATGAAAAACCACTGGATGCACTTGGCGCAGTAATTATTTCTGCAATGTGTATAAAGTTTCTCACTTTTCTCAACAGTCAGGATCTGAACACTCTGTTCAGTATTCTCTCTCGTATCAGGGGAGGGGGATCAGATGGTAGCAAATGACCCTTCTGCAGTTCTGAATGCCGTAATTTGTGGGGTGATAGTCATCGTTTTGATGTTTTATCGACGCGGTGATGCGACACACCGCCCCCTGATTTCGTTACTGGCCTATGTCATGGTGCTGGTATATGCCAGCGTCCCTTTCCGGTTTGTTTTTGGTTTATATGAATCATCCCACTGGCTGGTGGTGATGGTGAATATCCTTATCTGCGCCGCTGTGCTGTGGGCTCGCGGTAATGTGGCGCGTCTGGTTGATGCTCTGAGGCACTGATGAATCAACAACAATTTCAGCAGGCGGCTGGTATTAGCGCCGGGCTTTCTGCGCGCTGGTTTCCACACATTGATGCGGCAATGAGCGAATTCGGTATTACTGCTCCACTGGATCAGGCCATGTTCATTGCTCAGGCGGGACATGAAAGCGCTGGTTTTACAAGGCTGGTGGAGAGCTTCAACTACAGTATTGCCGGGCTGACCGGATTC